GCATATCGTCCACAACGTTGGCTTCCAAACCATCAATATCGTCCAAAGCGGCGGTACGAATCGGGAATTGAACGTTAACGTCCTTCAGATTCAGTTGCCAAATGCTGGTGTTTTCGGTGGTTGCCGAGCCGTTGTTCTGGATGGCATAGCCCCATGCAGCACCAGCGTTGCCGGTCTTAGCGCGGAATTGATAAGTAGCGCCATCGGTAGCCACGTTGCGCGATAGACCACGCATCGGGTTAATCAGACGCAGCTTGTGGAACACGGGGTCGTAAGCAGTACGGCCACCAATGCCAGCACCCGAACCCGTGAGGGCAGAGGCTTCTTGCAGGTAGGCGGTGCGCTGGTCTTCCGATTCAAACAGTTTGATTTCCTTTTCAGCGCGTGCGCCGTTGCGGAAAGCATTCAGTTGTTCTTTGACCATTTTGTTCACATCAGCGCGAACAGATTTTTCTTGCTTGATGATTGCGGGTGCTTGAACCGATGCAACCTTGGCTTCCAGAGCAGCAACTTGCTCTACAAACTCGGCTTTAGCGGCTTCAACTTCTGCATGAGCAGCAGCTTGCACTTCTTCAATCTTGCTTGCTTGGGCAGCTTCAATAGCTTCCAGCTTTTCGATGATGATTTGCGACATGATTATTCCTTAATAAAGGCGTTGAGTTTTTTCAGCAACTCGCGTTGCTCGAGAGCAGCGAGAATACTGGCTTCGTCCACCGCATCCGACTCACTCGGCTTCGGGGGCTCCACAATAGCCGCAGGAACCGCATCACGCGATTCAATTAGCTTTTTGAGGATGGAAGATGCGGTGGTGGCATCTTTCTTGGAAAGCCCTGCTTCACGCAGCACTTTCTCAATTTGTCGCGGGTTAGGGTGGCCTTCTGCATCAAAGCATTCCAGCTTCATAACTTCCGCGCGGTCATTGTTTGGATACATAACGACAGACACTTCGCGTAGACCGCCTTTGGTAATTTGAAAATAACCATCGGTGTACGGGTCATCCGAACCAACAGCCATTGGCGAACCATCTTCTTTTACCCATTGATATTCGTCAGCATAAGCACCAACGGAAACGCCGCCAAACATATTGGGCGATTCTTTCATAATGGTGTAAACGTCAGAGCCGCCAACTGTGTTCAAATACAGTTTACCTTGGGCGGTCATTCCATCGCCATCAAATTCAAAAGCGTTCCATTCGCCAATAGGCATACCCATGTCATTATGGTTTAGGAACATCGGAAGCGGTTTGCCGTCCACGGCAAATTCAGCAGCCCATTGCGCAAAGCCTTCCGGCTGATAGTTAAATTTCCGACCATCGGCACCTTCGCGCGCACCCCAAGTTGTAACGCGAGCTTCAATCTTGCCGCTTGGGTTTTCTGCCTCGTTTGCGTTTTCCTGCACCATTAGGCGCGCTTCGCATACCAGCATTAGATTCTTCATAGATAACCCCATTGTGAATTGCGAGATTGTTGTCTTGTATCTTGTGGGGCGTATCACTTATTGGAAGTGTAACACCAGACGTTTTAATTTGTGAAGCCATAAGCTTCAACAATTTTTTCATGTGGCTCATTTTGCCCCGATATTTGCTCGGCGTTTTTGGTTGCCGCCACCGCCGCCCGTGTCTTGTGGGCTAGTTCCGGCAATCGGGTCTTGAACCTTTGTATCTTTTTTCAATTCGTCTGCGCCATCAATCGTTGGCATATTCATGTATTCTCGTGCCTCGTTGGGAGTCATAATACCAGCATTAACTCCAGCCGAAACAAAATTAACTTGGTCAAGCGGCGCACCTTTAAGAAAATCTTTGGTGTCAAACCGGATGCACAGGTTCGGGTACCCTTTCAACAAATGCTGCTTTAGCTTTTGCTCCACATTAATAATCATTGGATACATGGTGGTTTTATAAAACTCGTCCAACATGGTTTGGGTGTTGTTGTATTTCTGGTCATCAATGCCAAGCATTGTGGCCGGTACGCCAAACAAGCCGCAAATTCGTTTCATGGTTTGCTGTTTAAGAGCAGCGCATTCCGCGTCTTGCAAAGTCAGCATATCAACCGGCGTGTACGTCATGCCTTGGTCAAGCAGCATACCTTGACCGGCTTTGCTTGGGTCAACGTTGCGCGAACCGGTCATGGCGTTCCAAGTTTCCTTCAAACGCGAAGCAATTTCCTTGTATTTGGCATCTGGGATAACTTGTGATGTTGAGAAAATGCCGGACGGCTTTGCCCCGTTTTGCATTACAAAATTGGCATAAATGTCAATATCTTGGTCAAGGCCAACCAATTCAGCGGCCAAAATCCCTTTGTTAAAGCCTGACGAACCTTGCCATGCCGCTTCTTTAATGTGCATAACTTGGTGGGAATCCAAAGGCTCGTCACGGCTAAATCCGTATGACGGCGTGGACAAGCGATAAGATGGGTAACGTGTAGGCGTTAGCTGAACAGTAATCAGCGTAGCGTCTAGGTTATACATTTCCAGCGGGGTTTCGCTGGGGTCTTTTTGGTTTTTGCGCCACCAAAGAGTGAATGCTTCACCGGCAAGGTCTTGCCACATACACCATTGATACCAGAATTCATAACGCGATTGGAAGTTGTTTGGGTTTTCCAACAACGCCAATACTTGCCGCGCCTTGTTTTTGTCGCGTGGGCTTACACGCTTGTCGGTAGTTGCATCAACAAAGCTGCCGTCTTCCATCTTAACCATCACGCCAAGGCCGCATTGAGCAAGGCTTCGGGCTTTAATTCCTACGCAACCCATAATTGTCGAGTTGCGCGTAAGGCCGGAAATATCCACCTGACGGCCAGCGGTAGTTGCGCTGGATGTGGTGACGTAAAGCAGTTGTTGTGCCGGTTGGCCTTGTTGACCGCCGTAGATAACTTGGTTGCCAAGTTGGAGTTGACCCAAAACAGTATTAGATTCCTGCTGTACGGGCTGTTTCTTTCGGAAGATGTCCAACAAAGCCATCATATTTCTCCGTTAACGGCTAAAAACTTCGGAAGCCAAAACTGTTCGAGACGAACGGGTTATCCAGACTGCAATGCGCCGCGATAATGAGCGCGATAATACCATCAACCTTTGCGGATTTGTCAGCTTCGTTTTTACGCACTTTAATGTTGCCATTAACGTCAGTATAAACTTCACAGTTGCCTAGCTGCCACCCTACAAACGGGTTGCCGTCATGTTTTATCTTTTTGTTGAGGATTAACTTCTCAACATACTTGGACGGGTTGTTCAAAACAGCCATGCCCTGCCCGACCTTCTTAACGGGTATCCCCGCATCGTGCAGACGCGCAACAAGTGATGCAGCGTTATAAGCATCGTATCCTACCTCGCGCACGTTGTATAGTTCCGCTTGCTGTTTAATATACTCCGAAATCTCCCTGTCATCCATAACGTTGCCTTCCGTCAGCTTCAAAACGCCTGATTGAATAGCCACGTTAAAAATGTCCAAGTAATGTTTTGGAATTAGGGATAGGCTTTCTTCGGGAATAAAGAACTTCCATTCAGCTTCGTAATCCTGTTCCCCGTATCGCTTCAAAGTACAGACGGCATTTAAGTCTCGGGTAGCAGCAAGGTCAAATCCGATAAACACCGCTTCCGGTTCTTCCGGCCTGTCTTCGGTAATCAGACACAATGGGTCATCCCAATGCGCGCGGTCAAGCCATGCCGTATTGGCAGAAACGAAGATGTTTAGCGTCTTACAAAGAAATTCGTTTAACGCTGCTGGCTTGTGTTTGGCTTCTTCGGCGCGTTGAGCAATGGCTTCTTCAAACACGGATATGCCGTGCATGGGGTTGGCTTTAGCCCAATTGGACGGGTCGCGCCAATCGTCTTGCTGGTCAAGCCCGTAAAGCAGCCCAAACCAACGGGGATTGTCTGTTGCTTCGCCGGTAAACATAGAACGAAGCATGGCAAGGTCTTCGTAAAACTTTGTGTCTTTGGTAAAACTGGCTGTCGTAATATAAATCCGCAGCGGGTTTTGTCGTGCCACCATACCGGAATGAAGCACCTCAATGCTGTTCCGGTCTACAATCTGCGCCGCTTCATCAATGATGACGCATGACGGATTCTTACCATCGCCCGACTTTTTCGTGTCGCGCGACAAGGCTTTAAACATAGATTGGGAATCCCCGACCTTAGCTATAACGTATTTTTGCACGTTATAGATTGAAGCGAATTCCGGCGGCATATTCTCCACAAAGCCTTTGGCAGCATCAAACACGATGGTTGCCTGTTCTCGGTTGGTAGCCAACGTGAAAACTTCCGCGCCGACTTCCCCGCACGCCAATTCATACAACGCAATTGCCGCAGTTAGCGTGGATTTGCCGGCCTTTCTGGGGATGAAAAGGATAACATCGGTAACCATTCGGATATTTCGGTCTTTTTTCGACCTAAATCCGTAAACGCAGCAAATGAAAAATATCTGCCAGGCCTCCAATACGATGGGTTGACCGGCTTGTGGGCCTTTGGTGTGCCGCAGGAAACCGATGAAATCCAGAACGTGTTGGGGGTAATCGGGGTCAAATACCCATTCCCATTCTTGGTTTTCGTACTGGTTGATAAACCGCTGACAAACCAGCCGCACATCTCGGCAAACGTTTATGTCACCTTTTGCTA